ATGCCAGCAAATATGACTGGATGGTTCTTTCATTCATTAGCCAGAGAAACAAGTAAGTTAGGTCATCTTTACTCACCAGGTGCTCAAAGAACACCTTGTCCTTGGTTTCCTTACGCGATGGATAATGGTGCTTACTCCTGCTGGGATAAAAATACCAATACGTTTGATCACGATAAGTGGGATAATGGTATGTTGGATAATTGGAAGAGGTTAATTGTATGGGCGCAATGCCAAAATCAAAAACCTATGTGGGCTATCGTCCCGGACGTTATAGGCGATAAGTCAAAAACTTTTGAGAGGTACAATGAGTACGTAAAAATTGTACAGGAAGCACATATACCAGTAGCTCTTGCGGTACAAGATGGTATGAGTTCTGATGATGTTATGAATTTAAAACATCAGCCAGATGTTATAGCTGTAGGTGGTACCGACGAATTCAAGTGGGGAACAGTTAGGCAATGGGTCAAGGACTTCGATAAGGTACACGTTTTGCGCTGCAACATACCAGAAAAACTTTATGAACTAGAGTCAATGGGAGTTATATCCTGTGATGGCACTGGTTGGAACAGAGGAAATATCACACAGACTAAGGGCTTAGAAAGATGGGCTTACAGTACTGGTCGTCATACAAAAATAAACCCTTCTGAGTACGTTGGTAAACATACTAAAAAATCAGAAGAAAACCAAATAACATTCGCGTGAATAAATATATTACATACTTTACGGCACAATGCCCTAACAACGCTAACTTTGATTATTATAAAATTATATTGAAATCAAAACAAACGATACAAGTAGAAGAAATAAACGGATTTCTTAAATCTTTTGATGAATTAATTTTTCAAGAATCATTGGCGGATAAACTTTCAGAATTATTTCCTGCTGAAATAAAAATTATTGGATATCACCAAGGCATAAAAATTATATCAACAAGGAATAAAATAAACTAATGAAGGATCAAAAAGTTAAAGCAAAAATAATACAAAAATTTATTTCTAAGTACGCGCCACCTAATAACTTACAACAAAAAGAATTCCTTAGGCAATTTAGAAAGTGCGCTAATATTTACGCAGAAGTACAAGGTAATAAAATAAATAAATTAGAACAAGAGAATGCACAATTAAAGCGTAACTTGACTAATGTATAATACTTCATCCGAATCAATAAGTAACTTTATTAAGTGGGCGCAGGAGCGCATAGCTCGCGAAGTCCAGGAGAATGAAAAGATTGAAGAAGAAAGTGGCGAAGCTAATTACTTGCCGGACTCAGTCTTTGCTAGGTTCTATACGAATCAAGATAAACTGAATGCCATTAACGGAGTTAATTATTACAGGGATCAAGGTATGACTATGCCGGGCGCTTGCAAGAAGTACGGAATCAGTACCTCCAGTTATGGCAAATGGAGAAGGGAACTTAAATTACCTGTACATAAACGCAAATGACTTACTTCTTAAAAATAAAATAAAAAGGTAGTGCTTACTAAGTTCTGTAAATCCTGTAACGAAGAAAAGCCCATTGAAGATTTTTACTCAATGGGATATACCTCAACCGGAAAGAAAAAAAGAAAACCAACCTGCAAGTTATGCGAGTGCAGGGATCAAACAGAAAGATATAGAAATATAATTGAATTACATTTTGGCGGATGGGTCTGTATTAATTGTGGATTTCGTGGGCATCCAAAACAATACGATTGCCATCACATTGATCCAACCACAAAAGTAGTAGAAATATCTGATTGCAGAAGTAGCCCAAATATACTTAAAGAAGAACTAAAGAAGTGCGAACTACTCTGCGCCAACTGTCACCGATTAGCATAAAATGACTTACTTACCTCAAAACAAAATCAAAGAGTTCAGGGACGCTAACAAACCCATCAGCTGCCCTATATTGGACATCAAGACAGATGACTGGGTTCTGGATCACGATCATCAAACCGGTATGGTACGAGGCGTTATATCTAGGCAGGCCAATAGTCTCCTTGGCAAAGTGGAGAACTTTTTCTACAGAATGTGCAAAGGTAAAAAAGAAGAATTACCTAATACTTTAGAAGCAATGGCAGCTTATTTGGAGCAAGAAACTTTGGATGTACTTCACCCTGTGGGACTTGTACAACTTACAAAAAAGTTCACTTCATCGTTGACAGCCAAGGAACAAGAGTTATTTCTTGAAGGTATGGGAGCAAGTACTGAACAAATTCTGGATTGTTCCAATGCCAAAGAAAGGCAAAAGTTATATAAACAATTAACAAAGGAAAAATATGAGCAACTCGCTTAGACAAAAACTCTGTAATATACAGACGCAATTAAAAGCCCCCAAGGGGCAGACAAATAAGTTCGGGGGGTACAAGTACCGCTCCTGTGAGGATATCCTTACTGCTGTGAAACCATTATTGGATACAAATAAGTGCGCCCTTATTATTGAGGATTCAATGCAAGAGGTTGGCACCAGGGTCTACGTTAAGGCTACGGCCACATTGGCGGATTGCGGATCCGAGGGTATCATATCCACCTCAGCCTTCGCTAGGGAATCCGAGGTCAAGAAAGGTATGGACGATGCTCAGATCACTGGCTCAGCTAGTTCTTATGCACGCAAGTACGCACTGAATGGTCTTTTCTGTATTGATGATACAAAGGACGCGGATGCTACCAATACGCACGGTAAGGCTGCTCCAAGAACAGCCAAGGTCAAAACAGTTACTTCTACCGATTTTGACGATATTTTATGACACAATACGATAATACAAACCGGGGCGCTATCTTCCCAAATGATAGTGCCGATCACCCAAACGCTCCTCTTATGAAGGGGCCAATAAACGTAGCTGGTGTGGAATACCAAATAGCTGCTTGGAAAAACGAGAGCAAGGATGGCAAGAAATACTTGTCCTTGAAGGTTGAACCACAACTAAGTAAAGCATCAGCTACTACAGCCAAAGCGCCAGAAGCTGAGGAGGATCTCCCCTTCTAATGGAAGAGGATTATCCTATTGATGAGGATGATTTCCCACCGGAGTCCTGTCGTTTTGACAAGCTCTGGTGGGAAGATTTCCGTACTATAGAAGTTTACTCCATCCTGGAGATGACTGCTCAGAAGAATAATGATTATACTGGCGGTGAGACTTGCGATAATCCATTCGCAAATTTTGACGCTTCTTCTGAGTTCGGTGTGCATCCACTTACTGGTATCTGTGTACGAATGCAGGATAAGTTCCAAAGAGCTAAGGCCTTCTGCGCTGATGGTACGCTATCAGTTAATACTGAGGGTGACCAATCCAAGGATATCTTTAGGGATATAATTGGTTACTCCTTGATAGCCATAGGGATGATTGAACGCGAGGAATACAACAAATCGCTCGAATTGGACTAAGGTGATAGTATAAAAAGCTATGACTTCTAAAACAATCCAAACAGTATCGGAAGGGCTTGATCTAGCCCTTTATCTCCAAAACGAAATAGAAAAAGAGCAGGACTCCAAGCGTATTTATAGACAAGTAAAATACCTTGGACAATGCCTTGTATCAATGAAAGAACATTTGAATGCTGGAAGAAACAACGAATTACCCAAAGAATGTCAGTGCGGAAGAGAAAGTATTGGCTTGCTGCACACTGGATGACAGTAATGACTTCTATGACCAATACGCTAATGTATTACGGCCAGAAGATTTTTATACCCTTCAGCACCAACTATTATTTACTGCCCTATCTGACTTAGCTCAGTCCGGTAGGATACCAACTATCCCAAATATTACTGAAACCTTGAAGCAGAAATCCTGCTACGAGGATGTAGGTTCAGATACGCTATTCCGTATTTTTGGTACAATTACGACAACCTTAGAGGGTCGTGACAGTATCGATATAGTAAGCAGTAAGTCCAAGTCCAGGCAGCTAATAAGGATGCTTCGTAGCAATACTGAGGATCTTATTACTGAAGCAAAATCCGCTGAGGACGTTACGCCCAAACTTGAGACGGACATTGCTAATTTATCCCTTGCAGTACACAAGGAAATGGGCATAGAAGGCTCTGTAATAGCCCTTAAAGAGGAGTTAGAGCTACAGCATAACAATCAGTACGTAGAGGACGCTGTAAGGACGCACACGGGCGATTTGGACAAGCAGTTTGGACTAGGTGGTATAGGTGCAGGTGAGGTTCTAGTACTCAGTGCACCTACGTCCTGTGGCAAGAGTCAACTCGCACTGAACATAGCTGTTAAGTCCGCGATTAAGGATAAGTACCCGGTTGGCATAGTAAGCTTGGAGATGCCCCAGAAGCAGGTAGTGAAGAGGATTATCAGTATAAAGTCCCAATCCAATCTAAGGGAAGTAAAGGATCATAACATTACTGAAGAAAGGATGCAGAAGGTTCGGGATGGCTGTGACCAGATACAGAAGCTCCCAATA